CTTTACAATAGTGTTACTATAGAATACCATCATTAGATGATAAAACCCCCAAGGGGATCTCGCATAGTTGTAATGCTATACGAGTTGTCTATGCTCTTACGAGCAACTGTGCGCCAAACGGCACACAGCTAGTGGTATTTTAAAATAAAACCAAAGGCCCTCCACATGGGCTAAATTGAATCCAGATAGGCAACGTTGTAGACGCGTTGTCTGATTCACTCAGTGCTATTTCCCGATCTCTATATAAATATATTGATATTAGGTTACAAATGAGTTAAACTCTCTACTTTTTAGTAGGAGAAGAAGTCGCAATGTACTTGCGAATGAGACTCTGATCAATCTCTTGTTCTTTTTGTTTTTCCTCTTTCTTCACGGCAGCTGTGGTGAAAAAGAGGGGGGACGGTGCCAGGGGAAACCCAAACATCCAATCGTCGGCTGTAGACCGACCTAGGGTCATGGGTATCCATGGCGTTCCGACCAGGTTTACGAAGAGGGTAACTTCATTAGCCCCCTCCGCATCTTCTGGGTACTCCGACGTGTAAATTGATCGCGCGTACGAAGTTGACATCCAGGGTGTTTCCCACGATAACATGGGGTTCAAGCTGTTGTCCGAAAGAGCTGCTAGTGTTGTAGGTCCCTCCTCACTGGGATACGACTCAAATACGGCTGTTGTAAAACATGCCCGTACTTTAGACGGATCACCAGTTGCTGGAGGTGGCGTAAACGCCATATACCTCAACCCCCCACGATAATATCGAAAGATAAACGCCAAATGCGTTAAGGTATCAGTCGAAGTTGCGAAAAACTCTAGATTGTTCACTAGAGTGTCCGACAACACGTTGGGGGCGGGTAACACTATGGTATTAATACGGTGAGTAAGTTCCTCAATCGACGTATAATGTTCCGGAGCAACAAGCCCAGCCTCCATAGTTGCGAGGGCTGGAGCTAATGGTGGGAATGACTTATTGTACGCCATCCTCACCGATTGCTTTTCCGGCATGGGCGTGGCGCCAGCAGGCTTACGTGTACTAAAATCTGAAAAGTTAATATACGTGAGATCCTCTGCACCTGCCGCCCATATGTTGCAGTATATCACCGCATTGCCGGTTGTCGTGGGTTGCTGGACTCCATTGATCATAGATACCGACAACCACGACGTTGCTTGATTCGTGGGAATCGTGTACGTCGTGTCACCAACGCCATAGTAGCCAGGCACGTCTGAATAAACGTGTGGGCTCAAATACGGCACTGTGAACTCGAAGTCAGTATCCCCGCGAATGTCCACAACCGCTGAAACCAAATCGCCAGCATATTCCTCTAAACTTGCAGGTAAATCCTGCGAAGGAAAGTGCGAAATTCGGATTCTTGCGGTCACGAACGCTGAGGTGATGAATTGAAATTTGAACTTCATTCCACCTCGATAGGACTTGAACATCTGGCTGAGAAATCCAGCCATAGTTGGTAAGTACGCTTTCGGTGCCGTGACCTCCTTAAAAGCAAGGCCAGGCGACACGGGAAAGAGTAACAAGGGTGTGTCCGTTGGCGTTCCATCCGCCAGCGTAAACGACCCTATGAGAGATGGCATCCCGACCATGTCTCTGATGAGGTTTTTCTTAAAACCACAAATATCCGTGTCCGCGATTTTCGCGTCTGGGTGCAGAGCTAGCTTCGTAGCATAACTCAGTCCATGCCCATAGTTTATATCCCTAAAAGGGTCATTAACTGTGGGCTGGGTTGCCTGAACAGACGCTGGTTTACTCAGCCCAACTGAGGATGCAAACTGACTTAAACTGCCAGCAGCACCCAGAATGGGTGAAAACTCCGCGAACGGGGTCGAGGCCACCAGTGGGGCGAAGGAACTTAATGCATCCAACGCGCCAGAGATAATCCCCAACGTTGACTTTTTCTGCGATTCCTTCGCAACAGGGTCTACTGTTCCGCTCTGTTTCTTAACAGTCTCTCTGATCATTTGCTTGATTCGCGACGCTGAGGGCACGGTATAACCGTATCCCATTACCTCAGGGTTCTTGAATGATGCAAAGATTGAGACTTCAATAGCGGACGGGGGCTCATCTTGACCAGCAAGTGTCAGTTGATTTAGAACATCAACCCACATGGTGCCAATTTGC